CGCCCAGTGCGGGCTTTGTTATTTGCTTTGGGTGGCGCCCGGCGCCTGAATTTGCTGCACGGCCAGTGGCTTGAGCACCGTCCATACTTCTTTGACGACAAAGCCAGTCACGGCCAGCATGGCCGCCAGCACAACGCCGCCAACCCAGCCAAGCACCTTGGCGGTGTGCCGGATTTGCTTGAACTCTGCAACGTCAGCTTTGATTTTGCCAATGTCACTCTCTTGCTTGGCCATCGCATCCTTGTGCTGATCCAGCTTGGCGTCAATGGCCCCAAGCGTCTTCTGGATTTCAGAGAGCTGCTGCCAAACAAACCCAGCGTCAAGACCTCCGTGCCCGCCGTAACTTGGGGCCGGAGGCTGGACGGACGCGGGAATGCTTGCTTCCTCGTCCTGTTGTTTGCGAGCGCGCGTAACCATCACGACTCGTTTTCAAAGCGGGTTTTCAGCCATTCCCACAGGTCAGAGGGGCCGCGCCCGTAGTAGCTACTCACCAGGCTGACCAGGGTCGCCCCGGTTTGGGATGGCTCACCTTTGGCCTGCCCTGTGATGCCAAGGTGGTTGCTGACTTCAATGGTGGTCCCGGGGTGGCGCACCAACCAACCAGCACTGTTTGGGAGCTGGTGCCTATCCTTGGCCTCAAAGCCGCCCACGACGGCACCTTCTACGGCATCGTGGTTGTTGCTCAGAGGGGTAACTTGGAAAATCGGCATTGCGTTCTCATACTAGCATGCGCCGACTGGTGGCTCATGCTTTGGGGTGGCCATCAATTGGTGGCCGCCTCCTTTTTCACCCGGTTCACCTCGCGGTTCAGGCTGGTCATCACCTCGGCAATCTGCTCATTGATCTGTTTCACCTCGTCTTGGTAGCCTGGCTCTGCCCTGCGCTGGATGCTGGCGCGATACTGCCGCAGCTTGGCAATCTGCCGCTCTGCCGCATTGCCGACGCCAACCAAATCAGATAGCGGTTCACCGGCCATGTATTCGGCCGCCGTCTTGTTGCTACCCAGCGTTCCCTCGGCCTCGTCGCGCGCCCTGCCCTTGATACTGTTTTCCACAATATTGAGCTTGCGCACGTTCTCGCTGTACTGCATCGACTGACCAGCAGGGCCTTCCGTACTACCCTTGAATCGCCCCCACAGCGGGATCTTGTAATCAGGTAATTCGTCACCGGTCATGGTGGCGTTGACTGTTTGCAAAGACTTCACCATCTCACGACCCAAGCCGCCAGTCAACTGGCTCACAACGTAATCAATCTGGTCGGGCGTCCACTGGCTTATCTTTGCGCCAGGAGTGTATTCATCCCCTCCGCCCATTGCATTCAACAACTCAGAGGCTTTCTTGCTGAAGATCGTGGCGGAGTCTCGTGTCAGCTTGTGCGCTGGCTCGGGGTCTAGCTCGCTCATGTTCTCGCGCGCAATCGGCCGGTTCTGCCAGTCTCGATTCATGGCGATGCCCACCGGGATGTCCAAAGGTGTGGGGGCAATGACCATCGCCACGTTTTCAGATCCGCCAAGCGGGTTGAACGCATCCATTACCAGCGTCATCACCTCGCCAAGCACACCTCCAAGCCCTTTGTCCTGGTGATAGCCCATCGCGAACTCTGTGGCCAAGCGCCCAATATTGGGCAGCACATGCAGGCCAAGCGGCAATGGCACGGTCAGATAGTCTTTGCCACCAAGCGGGATCATCAGGTTGCGAGACTTCACGAACTCGGGCAAGTTCTTGTATTCGTCATCTTCGCCATCGCCGCCTAACATGGAAACCATCAGCATGGTATTCAGTACGCCAAGGGCAATACCACCAAGGATGATCTTGCGCCCCATCGGGCTGCTGAGAGTCTGCAGCATTCTGGTGTTGCCCTGCACGGCCGCGTTGAAAAAGGCGTACAACGCATTGGCATGCGCGCCAAGCCTGCCCTTGCGGTTGAAATTCACCGTGATGTTCTTCGCCAAGCTGGCCGACTGTTCTTTGCTCATGCCACTATCGCGCGCAGCCTTGTAGGCCGACAAGCGCACAGCGTTTTCCACAGCTTCGTTCATGTCCGAAACCCAGCCGGTCACATACCAGTCCACCAGTCGCGCGGTGTCGCCGCGGTCAATCTTTGCCAGCTCTTTTTCAATGGCCTTCACACGCTCAGCCGGGTCAGCAAAAAGATCGCGGTATCCGGTAGTTCCACCTTCGTTCTGCATTTCATCCCATAACTGCGCCCATTGATTTTGCGGCCCTGTGCCGCCTTTGCGCTCAGCCCGCACGTCCGCATAAATGGCCCGCAGCGCAGGGCCAATACCCATGAACACTTGCCTCTTGCGGTCTGCAATCTGAGTGCTGCTCAGGTTGATCACACCACCCTGCAAGTCACGGACGAAGTTCACCACGGTGAAAACCGGGTTGTATTGGGTGGACATCGCGGCAAAGAATCGCGTGAATCTTGCTGAGGCCCGCATCACTCGGCCAAGGTCACCTACGTCTTGGTTCTTGATGGACTGGGCCAGGCGCACAGCCTCGGGGTTGCGCTCATTGAACACAATCGCCTGGTCTTTGCCGCTGATGCGGACCATCACCACGTTCGGCTTGTTCTTGTAGGTCGGGTCCACATTGGTGCGCACAAACCCGGTTTCGCTGTCCACCGTCTTGGTCATGGGGGGCTTGTCCACCGCCCAGACTTCAGGGTCAGGGTTTTGGGCTGCCATCAGATACAGCTTCTTGGCCACGCGGTTCTTTTCCCCTCGGGTCAGGGCCGACTCGCGCTGCATCGCAATGTGCGCTAGGATGTTTGTCACCTTCTCGTTGGAGCCAGTGCGGCGCTTGCTGGCTGCACCCTTGGTGCTGAAGCCCTGCCCAATGGGGTGGCTCACCGCATCAGGGTGGGCCTCGTCACGGTGCAGCGGCACGTAATGCTGATACGTGTTGCGCCAGGCATCCATGCTGGCCTTGTCCATCAGGCCATACTTTTCCAGCGTGTCCAGGGTTTTGGCGTTGATGGCATCTACCTTGGCGGCCAGTGCATCCAGGTGCACGCGCTGGCCAGGCTGCAGGCCGTCCATGAAAGCCTTGGCGGCGGCATCGCTCATGCCAGAAAGGCTTGTGCGCTCGTCCTCTGTGCCCTGGAATGCCTGGGCACCCTTCCATCGGCTTGCATCCTCGCGGGCTTCGGTCAGTGCATCCTCAATAGCCTTGGTGGCCGTGCCCTGTGCCTTCGCGCGCTGCAGCTGCAACTCCAGGGCTCGCACTGCTTGCTGCGCCTGCTTGCGGCCGGCGTCGATCATTTGGGCATTGGGGTTGCGCTCGGCCAGCACCTTGTTGGCCTCTGGCGCGTGGCGTGCATGCAAGAACTGCTCCAGTGTCGGCAGGTCCAGGCCGCGGGCGCGTAGGTCCGCCAGCAGGGGTTTCAATTCCTCGCTCAGGAAATCCTGCGTGCGCTTGGCTACGCGCTTGTGATACAGCTCCTCGCCCAGGTAGGCGTCATTCAGATCCGTGATCGTGCCGCCCAGTTCCTTGATGTGGTCGCGCAGGCGCTTCAGGTCAATGTTCTTGTCCTGGTACTCGTAGATCAGACTGGTGATTGCCTCTGGGCTGGTCAGCTGCAGCGCTTTGGCCTTCAGCTTTTGCAGCGGCGTCGGGTTTTGCGGCAGCGGTGCGGGCGCATTGCCCAGGGTGGAGCGGCTGAACATTGCATTGCCATCGCCAGCTCCTGGATTCATAATGTCGTCAGATCCCGCTCCTTCTCCGTCGCGGGTGCGCGAAGCTGCGGACGTAGTAGGGTTGGCAGTGGCTCTCTCCGCGGTCTTCCTATCGGGATCAACCTCATAATTGGCCGTCACGCTTTTCATGGCTGACCGGCTGAACGCTATTGCACTCGCAGGCTGTGCAGATCGAGCACCGCGCTCCACCCATCCCCGTGCAGGCAGGATGTAGCTGCGAATAATCTCCGCGTCGGTCAGCTGCAGGCCCTTGAAACCTGGCACGTTCTGGCGCAACCAGGTACGGATTGCTGCGATGGCACGCTTCACATAGCCCAGCTCGGGCTTTGTTTGCGCCATCTCTGCCAGCACTTCCTCGGCCACCTCCCGGCGCTGCTTTTGCACCTTCAGGTCTTTCCCATACTCCTCGGCCTTCGGCTTCATCAGATCGGGCCGCGCAATAGCAATCTGGTCCAGGATGCCATCCAGCGTGTTGCCAAACATCGCGCGCAGGCCGTGGTGCCCCAGCGCTTCGTGGAACAGGGTTTCGGCAGCGTCGCGCACGCTTGTCAGGCCATCGGCCACCAGATACACCTGGCCGCGGTAGTAAAAGCCACGGGGCGAACCGCTGGCGCCGCCTGCACGCTGACGGGCATCCTCCAGTCGCGCAGCCTCTGGCACACGCATGTCCTGCATGCTCTGCACCACCACCATAGGGGGCGACTGGGCCCAGCGGGCGGCAATGGTGCTGGCCACCTGGCGCACAGCGGATTCGGTCATGGAGCCGGGGCGGCCGCGGCTGGCGCGGAGGTTGGCGGGCATCGGTGCGTTCTCGGCCACCTTGCCGTTGAACATCACGATCACACGCGAGTCGGCCACGTCAGCCGTCTGGCTGGGCGGCGTGGCGCGGCGCTGCTCGTCCGTCATGCCTTGGCGGGCTTGGGTGTTGCGGGCCTCGACTTCGCCTGCAAGGCGGCGGTAACGCTCCTGAGGCGCGAGTGCATTGTCTGCTCGTGCGCGCATGCTTTCGGGACTTTCGCCACTCAAGGCTGCCGACTCTGAGCCAAATGCAGGCTCTCTCTTGAATCGCTGCACGAACAGCGCCTTGGCTTTTTCGATGGTTCCTTGGCTGCGCATCATCACAGCAAGGATGGCTCCATCGCGCAGCATCTCGGCATCTGCGCTTTCGTCGCGGAATTCATTTGGGCTTCCACCGCTAGCAAATCCCTCAATGTCTTGGATGCCGTGTTGAATCTCATGCAACAGCACCGACAAAAGCTGGTCTGGGCCGTTCTTGTAGCTGTACGGGTCACGAACACGAATGGCGTTTTCATCCGCAGAATAGCTGCCATTTCCGCCGTACTGGTCGTCCACGATGAAGCGCGTGGCCTTTAGTGCTGGGTAGGCAGCAAACAAGGCCGGGTGATCCAGCACTTTCCCAAGCGGAACGCCATTGCTACGACTGGCAGCCTCATCAAAGATGTCGGCATACACGCCTGGGTCGCTGGGCTCTTTCAGCAGCTTCGCATCCGCATCGTTGATTTCAAAGCGCCACTTGCCATCCACGCCCTTGAACCAACCGGTGTCCTGGCGCACGGCCTCGGCATCCTCGCCAGCATCCAGGCGCTGTTGGGCTGTGGCAAGGGCGTGCTGGTCGGCGGTGGCGGCCTGCTGGCCTGCGAAGCTGTAGCGAATGTCTGGGTTGCGAGCATCGAAGTTGCCGTTGTTTCCTGTGGCGCTCTTGATTTGCTCGGGCGACAAGGGGATCGCCTCGGTAACGATCTTGTCCATGCCGCGCTGCCCAGTCCCGACTTCGCGGGCGATTGGAGTCGGCCCGCCCATGCCGGTGTCGAGCGTCCACCCGAAGACGCCATCGAACCCTTCCTTCTTGATCGCGGCCAAGTCCGCCGCGGTCAGCTTGGCCGAGTCCGTCAGCGGCATCCACTTCGGCCGCTGGATTGACAGGTACACCGGGGACACGTTCGCACCTTCGCGCGGCGCTCCGAAGCCTTCGGCGTAAACGCTGGCTGCTCCAGGGTCTGCGGTGAAGTAGTTGGCTCGGTCGGATGCGAAGGCGCTCAGGTCGGAGTTCGTCCCGTGATACACCACCAGCGGCTCACCGGTGGCGGAATCGACCACCTTGGAAACCTCCTCGGGATTGACACGCGCCAGCGGGCGGCGTATAAAGTCGGAAAGCCCAGCGATAGGGGCGAATCTTGAACCAGCTTGCTGGTCAGGCCGCCCATAGGAATCCTGGGCTTTTTCTTTGCCGTCATGCAGCGCGACGGCGTTGTAATACCACTGCCCATCCGATTGATGGCGCACCGTGAACGAAGCCACCAACGGCACACCATCCACATCCACCCGCGCCAATAGCGTGGAATAGCCCTCAATGTCTGGGCCGTCACCGCCACGCGAAGGCTCAGTCCGCGCGTAAATAGATGCTGGAATCAGCGCTTCAATGTCAGCCGCTACCAGAGACTTGGCAGGGTCTCGCGCCGAACCGCTGGTTTTTTTCGCCCCCGCACGTCCAACTTGAATCATCCCCAGCTCTGGATGCTCAATCTGCGTTTTTTCGCGCACCATGCGGTCAAGTTCTTCGGCCATCTTCTGGCGCAGCTCGGCGTGGCCCAGACCGCGCCACGCATCAGGCACGCGCACTTGCATCGGCTTCATGGAGTCCAAGCGCTCTTGCGCCCGCGCTGCCTCCCAATCCCCAAACCACGCCTTGAAATTTGGCGTGCGCACCTGCACCCACTGGCCGTAGGTCAACTTGGTTTTGCCTGCAGCCTTGGCGCGGTCGTAAGCCTCGCGCCCACCGTAGGCGCGCTCAGTCTCTTTGAACTGGCGCTGGGCCTCGGTGTCGGGGTTGCCAGCACGGCTGAACATCAGCCCCTTCCCCTGCGCATCCGCTACTGATTCTGTAGCCGCTCTGGCACCAGCAAAGCTGAACATCGGCGTCTGCCCTTGGGCTTCAAGCACATCAGCCGGTCGATCCGATCCAGTCAGCGCAAAACCGTCACGCTCGGCGTCTGCCTGGGCCCTGCTCTCCGCCTCCGCCGCCGCACTTGCACGCTGCCGCTCAGCAGCAGCTTGCGCATCCTCGCGTGCGGCAAGCTCTTCCGGCGTGTAGCTTTCAAGGAGTGGCGCCGGATCGCCCTGCCCATCTCCAGCCGGTGCCTCTGTTACTGCTCCGGCTTCGCCCGCAATGCCTCCTTGCTGTCCTCGCTCGGGACGCCCTTCATCGGCTGCATCGCCTTCTTGGCTGCCTTCACCGCCTGGGCCAGTTTGCTGTTGGGCGCCAACCGGGGCATTTTGTCCGGGCTCGCTTCCGCGATCTTGATCAGGTCCAGCCCCGCCTTCTTCTGGCCAGGGTCGCCCGATTCCTGACTGGCCTTCACCAGGACCGCCCCCAGTATCGACGCTGCCAACGGGTTCTCGGATGCTTTCTTCGGATTGAGCTTCTGCATTTGCTTGCCCTTCTGTGATCGGAATGATGGCGGCCAGTATGTCGCCAGGGGAAACGACCTCCCCAAATATGCCGGCGTCCGCACTGGTGGCCATGGCACCGCGCACGAACGCATTCAGATTCTGTGCCAAACGGTCCTTGCCGAGAGCGCGAGTCAAGTAAAAGCCGCTGTAGAACATGCGCAGCGCGCCCACCGTCAAGGCGTCAGGTGGCTCCCCTGTCATCAGGTCAGGCTGGTTCACCAGGTCGTACAGGCTCATGCCGTCACGCCGGGCCTTTCGGATCAAGCCAACAGCCTGTAGCAGGTTCTGCGTGATGTCCACTTCTGGGTTGATAACGCCCAGCCGCGCGCTGTCGCGCATGTTGGCCCACTGCCCGGCCACGGTCTTCAACGCTTCGCCAATGGCCTTGATGTCGGTATCGGTCGAGTCGAACATTTCCTCAACAAGATCCGCATCGCCATACGCCGCCTGCATGAGCGCGGCCTGAATCCGCTTGCGGCCGTCTTGCGACAGCTGGCCGTCTGCCGTCATCATCCCGGCAATATCCAGGCCTGACGCATTGAGCCTGCCGACGAAGGCGCGCACAAAGTCCCGATTCGCTGCACTCGTCACGTCACCGGGTTGGTAGGCACTCAGCACAGAGGCGTCCAGCAACGGCGCATCCTGGCGGGCCAGCTCTGCCGGGCTCATGCCCAGGCCTTGGCCCTGGCTCTTGGCGGCCATGCCAGCCGTGTTTTCTGCATCGGCATAGATACGCACCAGCATGGGATTGGGTGTGCGCGCCACCACATCAGGCGAAACGCCGTGCATTGCCGCATCAGCCTGCACCCCTTGAACGTACTCTCCAGCCGTCCCCATCTCATGGGCCGCCCGGATACCAGCGGTGCGGCCATTGTTCAGCGCTTTGAGCACACCAGGCGCGCCACTGCTGAAGTCCGGGTTCGTCCGCCCATCGGCAAAGTTGGAAGGATTCACCTTGGTAGCGTCCACCACCGCATAGCGGAACGGTACGCGCTGGCCGTCGCTCATCACTGCCATGTCCTCACGCCCGAAATTCTCCGTGGGGATGACACCCAGGTCATCGCCCACAGCGAACACCATGGGCGCACCGCTATCAGGGGTGCGGCTAGGCCCCAGGCGCATGTAGTCAGGGTTGCGCGCAATCTCTGCCATCTGCACCACGGATGCAGCGCGGCCACGGTCGCGGTTTTGCAGGTTGACGTCCTGCGGCGGCTGCAGCGAAGGAAGCACGGGCTCAGAACCACCTGCGCGCAAGGCGTCGTACTCGGCTTTCAGCGCCTGATGTTCAGGAGAGCCAACCTGGATTTGCCCCGGGGTCAAGCCTTTGGATTTTGCGAAGCTCCAGAAATTCGTTGGGGCAGGCCCCGCCACTTGCGGCAGAACAGACCGAGAGTCCGCGTCCACGGGGGCGGCTTCTATCCCAGCGGCTTGAACGTCTGGACTTCCTCCCGCTGCGGGTACTCCACTGGCTGCGGCACCATCGCTTGCTGCATCCTCTGCAGTTTGATCTGGCGCGGTTTGCGTGCTGGCTCCATCGTTGGTGAGGGCACCACTGGCTCCCTGGGTTCCTTGCGATGCGTCTTGCTCATCATCCAGCCTTGAAAGAAGGGCCGCGGCCTCCTGGCGCTCGTCAGGCGTCAGGTCGCGCTGCTCGTTGATGATTTCCAGCTCGGCCAGACGTGCCAATGGGTCGGCCGCAGAGGGTGCTGCGGTGGCAGCTTCTACAGGCACTCCCACGGGCGCGGCGCCTGCTGCTTCAGCCTGCGGTGCAGGTGGCGCCTCCACTGGCGCGGCATCGGCAACAGTGGGCGCAGGCTGCGGTAGCTCTTGTGTTGCAGCGCCAGCAGGCGCATCGCCGCGGGCCACCGCTCCACGAATGGCGCCAGGCGCCCCACCGCCAATCGCGCCAAGGACAAAGTTCGCCGCGCTGTCTTCGCCCACTTCCTTGTTTCGTACAGCCGCCTTTGTGCCAATGTCAGATGCAACGCCTTCTGACAGCTCTTGGGTGCCCTCCTCCAAGGAAGAAAGCGCCCCACCTGCAGCAGTACGACCCAACACAGACTTCCCAGCCACGCGCGTGAGAGCCTTGTCCAAGCCGCCCGTCACCAAGCTGCCGGTGAACCGGTCCCCAAGGGTGGCCACCGCACCTTGCAGCAGCGCGCTAGCGTCTTCAGCTCTCGCGCTCACAATCTCACGCGCCTGCGCCGGAGTCGCCCCTGCAGACACCATGCGCTGGTAAAGCGGGCTGTGCTCCTGCAACTGCGCGTCCGTCATCTTGGCGACGTACTCCTTGGCGTTGCCCGCGCCCTCGCCCGCCGCCATGGCTCCGCCCACCGCCCCCGCCGCATTCGGGCTGCGGGTCACCAAGGCCGTGGCCACCACCGGGAGCATGGAGCCGAACACGTCTGCGCCCTGCATCACAAAACCGCGCAAGGACGGGTCCTTGCCGAAGTCAATCTCGCCCTTGAGCAAGTTGCCAGTAATCCGAGTGTTGGCCACCGCGTCTTTGGTGGCCTGGCTGGCTGTCTCGTTGATCGCCTGCTGTTTTTCTTTGCCAGCCTGGGCCAAGGCGTCAGCCCCCGGCAGCCGAACCGCCTTCGCTGTCAACTCACCCTGCAGCAGGCGCTTGTCAGAATCAAGCTGGGTTTCAGGCCCGTGCACGGTGGCATCCGTATCCAGACCTGGCTGGTACACGCCCGCGGGCATCACAACATCTGCGTCTGCGCTGGCAGCATTGCGCACGGCCGACCGAAGGCCGGACTGGACACCGGTGGGGATAGACGCAACGCCACCGACCACTGCCCCAGCGGCTCGCTTGCCAAAGTCGAGCCCAAACTCGGCGATCTTGCTGGCTATGCCCTGGGGCTTGGCGGGCGGCGAAGCGCTGCCATCGGCGGCAGGGAAAGCCTCCCACCACTTGTCGCCGCTCTGCTCCACATTCTCTGCAGCAGGGAACGCTTCCCACCATTTCTCATCAGCCATGCCACGCTCCTATAACCGGGGTAGCGTGGCATGCTTGTGACGCGATCGGGTAATAGCTCCTGGATTCGAGGTCGACAAGGCTGGTGTACCATGCAGCAAAAACTTTGGGGGAATGATGATCGCAGACGTGTATGTTTATGCTGGATCAATCAGCATGGGTGGCTACGAACTCATGTGCGAGAGGCTCAGCCAAGGCAAGGAACACGAGCGAGCACTTTTAGTCCTTGCGACACCGGGCGGGGATCCGCATGCCGGATTCAGAATTGCACGCGCACTTCAGCATGTGTACGGCAGGTTCGACGTACTCGTGCCCCGGTACTGCAAGAGCGCAGGAACACTTGTTGCCCTCGGCGCTCATAGCCTCTATCTCGACGATATGAGCGAGTTAGGCCCGCTAGATATTCAAGTAAAGAAAAACGACGAGGTAGTTGGCCGGAATTCTGGTTTAGACATCATCCAGGCAGTCAACTATCTTCAGAATCAAACATTAATCGCATTTCAAAGCTACTTGGTAGGTCTAACGCAAGACGTTGGGCTATCAACCAAGGTGGCGTCTGACATATCCTCAAAGCTCACTACCGGATTATTTGAACCAATCAGCGCACAGATTGATCCAGTGCGCTTGGCTGAAATGCAAAGAGCAACTGAGGTCGCTTTTGAATACGGCTCGCGCCTGGCAGAACATGGTACAAATTTGAAGCCCAATGGCCTGCTGCGCCTAGTCAACGGCTACCCGTCGCACGGATTTGTTATTGACCGAAAAGAGGCGAAAACTGTATTCAATCGGGTTCACAAGCCTTCTGGATTCCTCGCACAATTCAGTCGGGCTGTGCGGGATGCGACTGAAAGCTCTATAAATTCGCACCAAGCGAACATACAAAAATTGTCGTTGGACTTGAATTTGGATGGAGATCAACATGAACAACCAGCAAGCCAGGCAAATGCCGACCCAAGTGCAGAAGTCACTACGGGAGGCAAGCATCAGATCGATGCTGATTCAGCGACAATTGGCCGAGGCGAGGCAGCACCTTCAGGTGGTAACGCAGCCAAGACAAACGACACCGCCACCGACAGCGATGCCACAGGCATCCAGTAGTAGGTCAAACTCCGCAGAGCTGGAACGACTGAAAAATTTGCTTTTTCACCCTGCCTAACCACTGCCAAGCCCGGCGATTCGGGCTTAGTTAAGGGCGAATCTGGCTCGCCACTCCAGAACACTATCGATCCTCTTGGTGGCAAAATGGAACTTGTTTGCTACTGAACACCCCAAGCGACATGACTGCTATAGCCACCAAACACCATATTTCCCCAGCGATGTCCACATCGCCCGGTGGACAGGTGCGCGCGTTTACCAAGTCGCGCGTGGTGAAGAAGGTTGCTTTAGTCCGCTCTCAACCTCCAAAGCTCTCCGAGCAAACGCGCCGCACGTTCGAGATGATCTCTGATCCGAACAACGCCCGCCTGTTCTCGGTGGACGCTGCGCTCGCAGCCTTTGCCCACGTCAAAGTCTGACGCGGAGCCAGCTTGGCTACCAGAGTCACAAACGCGCTGCGTGCGCTGATGCTTGACCGGGGCCAAGACCCCAACAACTTCGCAGCCGAGTTTGACCACTGGAAGAGCTTGGGTGAAAACGGCGAGTACTCCAGCTACCTTTTTGGCAAGGACGGTGCCTACAGCGCACCCAAAGTCAACGGCGCACCCAACGCGCTTCGTCATGTTCATTTGGTCCCTTTGCTAAACCACGAAGCGCTTCAAAAATGGAAGCGGGCCTACCACCGTCGCTCTCGAAAAACCAGCGACCGAGCGCTCGTCTATGTGAGCGACCCCTATTACGGCAACCTATTGATTTACATTTTGGACGAGCCAGATGCGCATGCCGTGGCCCAAATGAGCACGGAAAAGCATCGAGACGCCATGCGCAGATTTGCGGCTATTGCCGACCGCTTCATTCACACAGGCGAAGTCATCGCCTAAGGCCAACAGCTCACAAGCCACCCATGAACACCAAGCCCCTCTACATCACCCTCGCTGCTGTGCTCGTTTTCGGGGCGTGGCTGTTTAGGTATGAAGTAACAAGCACTGGCAGCGGAGTGGTGGTCTATCGGCTAGACCGCTGGACAGGGAGTCTGGCCATCGCCGACCCCGAGTCCGTCAGAAAACTCGATTACGAGAAGCCCCCTGAAGAAATTCCAAAGAGCGAGCGGTGGTGGGAGTCTTACCCAAAAGCCGGCGAACAGAAATAGCTAAGGCTTGACTCGCACGACCCCATCGGGGCCGATGAACTTGGTTCCGCTCGGCAACTTCGAGACTTCGGCCGCGCTGTCGATGCGTCTTGGCCCGGAATTTCCCGCGCCACCGCCCTCGCTCTTCTGCCCCAGATAGATCGCCAACCCCTTGTTGGTATCGGTAATGTTGTTGGCGCGCATCCATTGGAAGAACTCGGCTTCCTTCTGCGGGTTACGGTTGACCACCTGGCGGCCTGTGCCGAAGTCTGTAACCGGGTTGCCTTTTCTATCCACCGCGGGGGAGCCAAGGGCGCTCGTCACATCGCCCATCTCCACTTTGTACTTCTCTTTGTCGGCACCTGGAATATCCAAAACGCCCAGCCCATATGCCTTGATCTGCGACTCGCTTGCGGCTGGGTTGGCCTCTTTGCCAAGGGCCTCGCGCACATAACGCAGGTCCTGTCGGTCAGCCATCGTTGTTGCATGGGTCGCCGCAGCCCGCCCATCTGCCGCCGCTGAGCGACGGTCCGCATTGTCCGCGCGCCGATCCTGATTCAACTGTAGCTGACGCTGGAAGTTGTCGTGACTCAGTTTATAGATGGCCGAGGGGTCCACCGTAGAGCGCAGCATGGCATCGGCCTGCTCTGCGCTGGTGCGCACAGGCTCCATGGGCTTGCCATCAATGCCCACCATATTCATGACAACACTGCCGTCTTTGTCTCGCTCGATACCAGTGATCTTTGAAGTCCCGCCCAATGCAAAGCGGTTCAGGTACTCCACCGTCGGGGCATAGTTGCCAGAAGCAAAGGCCGCCACTGCTGGGCCAAGCGCCTGCTTGCGCTCCTCTGTTTCAAGTTGCGCCTTGGAGTAGCGCGTGGCCAGGGCTTTTTGCGCGGCCTCGTTCGCCTCTTTGGAGTACCCCGCCTGGCTCAGCATGAAGGCGCGCTTTTCCTGGTTGCTCAGAAAATCCGAGAAACTGGGCTGGCGGCGCTGCCCATCCTGGCCAAGCAACCCCTGCTCAAACTCGTCACCCAGCTGCTTGTCCAGCGCCTCAATACCGTCATCACGCGCCCATGCCTTTGCAGTGCGTGCCTGCTCTTTCAGCTTGAACGTTCTATCCTCCGCCCTGGCAGCGCGATCCTCGATCCGGTCCTGCATCTTCATACCAGCCTCCGGGTCATACTTGGTGATGACATCAGCCAAAGCAATTTGCCGCGCTGCCCTGATCTGATCTTTTGACATCACGCCAGGAGTCTCATTCCCTAGGAATTTTGTCGTGCCCTGCTGGGCAATCATCTTGGGCACGGCAGGGCCCATGTCGTTCTCGCCCAGTTTGGGCGTTATCGCGTAAGCCTTGGCGTCCTGGTCGTAGCCAATTTGGTTTTGCCCAGACTCAGCCGCAGCGGTAATCTCTTTGCCCTGGTCTTCTGAAAACCCGCCTTCAAACTCGGGCGTGGCGTTAGCAACCTTAGCAGTCTCCAGGTTTTGCCCCACCTTGTTTACCGTGTCGAAAGCAGCGTTGAATGACTGGATGAAATCCAGAGCCGAATTTCTGCGTCGTGCCGCCATTTACACCTCCACCATTTCAAAGCCCAGCATGCTGTAGTTCACGCCGTCAAATCCATCATCACCCGTCACCACCGCATCGGGCATCACCTTGCGCACCTCGTCGGCCATGAACCCGCGGAACCTGCGGGAAGGGTCGGACTTGTAGGCAAACTCGTAGATCGTCAGGCCGGTGGGCTCATGCGTGCCCACAGCCTCAATGTCTTGCTTCAGGCGGCGGTCAGAGAACTTTGAAACCCCAAGCGCCAAACCACCAAGCCCACCCAGAATCGAGCCAACAGAGTCGCCCTGCTGGCCGTAGTAGTCCCGCGACTGGGTGCCATACATATTGGTGGCGTTCTGCCCCATCTGCCCAGCCATGCCACCTGCCATGCCGTACCCTGCTGTGCGCCCTGCGGCTGCAGAATTCGCAAGGCCAATGCCGCTGGCTGCAAACTGTGCACCGCTGCCAGTCGTGCTCATGCCCATGGCTGGGTAGCCCGATAGCGCATTGCTTGCGCGGTCAGTCAGCGCCCTGCCCTCGGCCCGTGCTGCCTGGCGTGCGCCGCCTTGAATGCCCGCCTTGGCTGTGGCCTGGGCCATGCTCATTTCAGCGTCCATGGCAGAGGATCGGCCAGAATTGGGATTGATGCCCATGCGGGCCATTGCGCGGCCGGATGCTTGGCGCTGGTTGGCAAAGGCCTGCTCAACGTCTGCACCCGCCTGGGCCGCCAGTTCGGCGCCGCGATTCTCCGCATTGAAGTCGCGCGCCTCTCCGATCATCTGGTCCTGCAGGCCTGTTAGCTGCCCACGGCGCTCCAGCGCATATTGCCGATCCGCCTGCGACTGCTCAAAGGCTGTGCGGTTGGCATCCAGGCCAAACCGCATTTGCTCCTGTTGCAAGGGCTGCATGGCTTCGGCAGACGCCACAATGCGGCCGATCATGTCGTCCTGAATGCCCATGGAGCGGATTTGCGCCTCAATCAGCCGCGGATCTGGGGGTGGCGCGGAGTTGCCCTTGCCGCCATACAGCCGCATACCCCCGCCTGGCCTGGGCTCAAAAGCGCCCAGTGGCAACATCAAGTGTTCATACATACCGGCAGTCCTTTCGCCACATCACGTAAATCAGCACATCGCCGCCATCCGGCGCCGCGCCTTTCAAAGTCGCCTCCACCTGGTAGCCGAAGTGCTCATTCAGCCGCCGCGCTGCCAGGTTGGAAGAATTCACATAGCCGCTCAGACGCTGCACCCCGCACACCAGGAAGGGGTACGCAAAACAGGCCCGAAGGTAGTCGCGCGTCATCCAGTTGCAGCCAGGCACTGCCGCCAGGTGCACCCACATGTTCTGCCCGTTGAAACCCTCGTACACGGCAGCCGCTACCAACTCGCCGTCTTTGCGCAGGCCAATAGCCCGCATCCCCTCTGTGCGCGCAAGCCCTTCAATCAGGCTTTGCGCAAAGGGCAAAACGGTTTCCAGCTCGTAATCGAATTCATGACGGGCCATTGCCCGAGGGTGGCATGCTTGCCACGGAACCGGGTCAACTCTTGCGATCCGGCTGCACCGGCCAATTGATATTGAACGGATCTGTTTGCTCAGTGATGTCGCGCAGGGCCTGCCGGTAGATGGCCCACGTCTCTTTGGTTGCTAACGGCACGTCTGGTAGCTGTGTCCAGTCCGATGCGGAGAGCAGAGCGTTGCGCTTGGAGCGCACCACGGGCCACTGGGTTTGCTCGGTGCGGGGGTCAACCCACTGTTTGGTGGTGTAGTCGAAGATGTGATGGGGGGAGGGCTGGGGCGGCAGCGCTACCAGTCTACCTGCATCCAACATATGCGGGCCATTTATAGGCTCCGCAATTTCATGGAAATCCAGACCAGCTACTGCCGGGGGGCTCTCCTGCCCCTCAGCAAGTGTCGATGTAAAAACTACAGCTCCACTATTATCGGTATATGCGAAGTGCCTCATCTTTTTGTACATATAGCAAACAACGTGGATTCCGCCCATACAGTCATGCCCGTTGTTGACCCATTGTAAACTACAACTACTATGGTGGAATATCCAGAAGATGTTGGAGCGTAGTGGTCAATCGACACTCGGCCCTCGGACATAGGATATTCCGCGCTGCCCACTCGCGGCCCAAATATGTTTATTTTGCGCACTAGTACACCATTCACCCTAATGCCCACCCATGGCCGACCATTAAAAGCATCGGCAAATAACCCGATATTGGCGGAAATGTATATGGGATACCCCTCACTAGCTATACCAACAGCCAACAATTCGTACTCTGCCGGTGCCCCGAAAGGAACTGTGTAATCACTTGCTAATTTAGCCCCGGCAGGCACCGTCACTGCGTTGCCAGCAATATTTATCGTATTAATAACGTTGGCCTGGTGGACTGTCATCGTCCCGTTAATGACATTGAAACCTGGCGTATAAATGTTTCCGTTGTCATCAATCTGAAAATATCTCCCAAGGTTTGCATTACCGAGGAGCAAACCATTTTTCCCAAGGTGAAAGCCGCCCCCTCCGTCTGTTGGCCAGGCGTACCCAATAAACGAGCCGCTGTTCAACCCGTTCTCGTTGATTTTTACTCCGCCAATTGTTCCGGCATTGCTGTAGATATTTCCTGTAAACGAGCCACTGCTCGCATATACAGCGCCTGAGAATGTTCCAGAGGTAGCGTTCACGGTCCCGGTGAATGAGCCAGAGCTGGCATAAACAGTGCCCGTGAAACTGCCGGATGACGCATACACCGTGCCGCGAACAACCGCATTGGCGAACTCCGCCGTACCGTCTCCATTGATCCGCCACCCGCTGGTTCCAGAAACGAACCCTGAGGACTGGATGTGCTGCCCTACAGAGATTGACCCAGCCGTGAGCTTGGATGCGCTCAGGTTGGCAATCTTGGCGTTGTCCACAGCCAGGTCAGCAATCTTGGCGTTGGTGATGGTCGCATCGTGGATGTATGCGGCCTTCATGTATGTGCCCGAAGGCACAACAACACCGTTGATCCGTGTTGGTACTGTTCGGTGGAAAAAAGGAGCACCGTCGTTGGCCGTGTTATCTGTCTGCACCGGGGCGAAGGTGAACTTGTCAGCAATAACTGTGAACTCGCTGGTTGGAACACCATTGTTCGATGTGGAGGCCAAGCCGAAACCAGACACATAACCGTTCACATCCACCTTGATGGTGTACTTGGCGAACAAACTCCCTGTCTCACTCGCCCGCGTGGATGCCTCGGTCTGGATGGCCGCTGTGTTGTTGTTGACAACAGATTGCAAAGTCTGTCGAGCACTGGCCTCTGCGGAAATAGCCGTAGCCCTGGTTGTAGCTTCAGACTGGATGGCAGCAGAAAGCTCCCTGTCCGCAGCCTGATATTCAGCGGTAAGTGTGGTTATCTGCTGCGCAAGTGCCGAGTCGGCGTCTGCTCTCGCTGTGGATTCAACAGTGATGGCCGCTGCGTTGGCCATCAGGCGCGTATCTGTGGTCTCGTCCCACATTTCCCCGTCCCAACGATACGCCTTATTCCCGGAGCTTGTGTCAAACCACAGGTCCCCAAGCACTAGCCCAGTCGTTGGTGCAGTCGCTTGGTGGTAGGTTTTGTTCTTTGCACCAGCCACCGCGGATATGGTTGACACCGTACTTGCGATAGATTGATCTGCTGTTACGCGAGCAGTTTTTTCTTCCGTGATGGCCGCTGCTTGTTCGTCAATCTTCGCGGCCAGTAGTAGGCGTACGTTTGCCTCAGCAGAAATACCGTCAACAATTGCCGTTTCAAGCTGAGACTTTACCAATGCAATGGTAGCCAGAGCCTCCTCTTTGGTCGCGTGACCTGCCAGAACATTGCGCAGCACAGTTTCCGCATTGGCGTCCAATTTGCGCTTGACCGACAGTAGCTCGGTTGTTGTCGAGGCACCTGTTTTTGTAGTGCTCGCCACTGCCTCATTGAGCGTTGTCACCGTAGAGGACAGCGTTGATATGTCACCCGTCAGGTTGGTGACACTGGCGCCGAGCGTAGATATGTCGCTGGCCATGGCGCTGTCAGCCGTGGAACGGGCCTGCCGCTCCTCGTAAATCAAGCCCTGTGTAATGTTGCCAATGGTGACGCCGGTAGGGTCTTCTTTGCCGAGTATGGCTGTGGCCAGTGTCTTGCGGTCAGCGGCCTCTGCTGCGTCAGCCGTTGCGCGTACCTGCTGTTCATCCAGTAGTTGGGCAGTCGATGCTCCAGGTGTTGGGCGGCCAACCGCAAACCAATCCACCTCAAAGTAGTTGGTATCCGTCTGCCCGCTAGACAGGTCAAGTCGAATCTGGTCAACCGTTGCCGTCCATTTCAAATTCAGGGTAATAACCCCAATGTCGTTGGCGTCGTATGTTGGCTCCGCAATGGCAACCCTGCGAGAAACATCCCAGCTTGTGTTTTGTGCCGCGTTCCACCACAAGTAGCCGGAGAAAACAGGACTACCCACCTTGCGAACGCGCAGGCGAATCTGCTTGTACCTGTCCGTGTCAATCCCCAACCCAGCGGGCGTAGTCACATAGGCACCGGATGATTGGTTTGCTGGTCGGAGCCAGCCTTGCGTGACACTGGGGTTTCCATTACCACCCCAGCCTTCCGGCCCTTGGTCAAAATACCAAATTGCCTTCCAGTCAAACTGCTCACCAACACCTGCCGACAGCAGCGTAATCTGCAGCGCCAATGCCTCGTCTTGCGTGGCGCGTGCGGTGCGCTCTTGATACAGCAGCCCCGTGGTCACAGCGTTAATGTCGTTGCCACCATATCCACCGTGGATCTGAGCGGCCAGCAAAGTGCGTTGCGCGGCCTCGGCTGACAAACCCGCAATCAAGTTAGAGGACAGCTCCGAGCGAGCTGCGGCAACGTCGGCGGTCCGCTCAACCCGCTCGTTATCCACGCCAATGACAGCCCGCAGTGCTGCGTTGGCGGCGTCCTGCACACCGATTAGCCTCTGGTGCGACTCGATGGCCAACTGTTCGTTGCGCTTGTCTGCTTCCTGGGCCAAACGATAAGCCACAGTACCAGGGTTGGAGCCGGGCCCATCAATCAATTCGATCCGTGAGCGAAGGTCTTGCGTGAGCTGGCTCTCGTTAAGCTCTCCCTCCAAGGCATCAAGCAAAAGTCCCACATCCTGGCCTGTTGTTACGACCAACCCATTGGTTCCACCAGCCGGGTCAACACTCAGAACGCCGTCATTGGTTTCCCACTTGATCCACAAGTGCCATGTGGTGCTCGGGTTTGTTGGGTGTGCAAATGTCGTACCGCTGAACTGGGTTATCTCAATCGCATCAGCGAATACAGGAAGCTCCCCGCTGGTCCAGGTGGCACCGTACACCCTGGTGCGCAAATGCCCGTGCCCCTGCCTGTATGTTGGCGCATCGTGCTCAATAAAAATGTGGCTGATGGCAGCGTCTACCGAAAACCCAGTTGGCGTCGGAGGTGGTGTTAGATCGACCTCAGGGGAAGGAATAGATGGGCCAGGCACCAGCGGTGGAGTCCCACCCCCTGGTCTTGGGGTGTAGCCCGGAGGAAATTCAGCCAAGCCGTTTTCAATGAGGTCACGCAGCGTCAGCCCGCGATCAAGCGGGTTCCCCTGGCGCCCCATGTAGGTCATCAAGACCTCACGGGTGCGCTGTGGGAAGTTGTCTGCCTTGGCTGATGGAAGGTCTTTGCGAAGATCACTCATACGGCTGAAATCTCGGTAGTGCTGGTGGCAATCGCCGCCTGCAGAACGGGGGTGGCCGACTCAAGCTCCACCGTCCAATACTGGGCCATGAAACCACTGGGTAGTCTGAAGGCATTGCTGTTTTGGACAGAGATGGAGAGCTTGAGGTCACCGTCTGCGTACAGCTTGAAAGACACCGGATAGGCATCTGCAATCACCTGCCCCGTGCTGAAATTCACAGGCTTTGGCGAGTAGAACGCTTTGGACTTGAAGCGCGCCGTCATGAACGTGTCTGCGGCGTCCCATTTCTTGATTTCGTTTCCGCTGAGCACATAGAGCTGGTCGCGCAGCTCGTCAAAATGCAGCGCCTCATAACCAACATCAACAAAGTAGATGCCTTGTGGGTCAGACGGGTCTAGGAAAAATCCCTTGCGCCCAGATCCATCGTCGTAGCTGCCGAAGTACAGGCCCTCGTACATTTTGCCGATGACGCTCTGTGGGTTGATCGCCTGCCAGTCTTCGCGCAGCATGATTCCAGATGTGAGGATGCGCGGCCCACCGACCCCATACCAGCAAAGCCCATCCTCTGACGCCCACACCACGCCACTACCCATCGACGCGACGGATCGGGGGGCAACGCAGCCTTGTGAGAATTCAAGCGGCTGCTGGTCCATGGAGTCAGGCGAAGATCCGGCCACCACCAGTGGGCGAGCTGTCGTCAAAACAAGCAGGGTTTGCCCAAACACTCCAAGCGCCACAGGCTTGGCGTCTGGTGGA